TACAAATCTTACTGTTGGTTCATCAAACTATTCATTCCCAACAACTGTTGGTTCAACGGGTCAAAGACTTGAAGTTGCAGCTGATGGAAATTTAAAGTTTGGTACATTTGATCAACAATTAAATGTCATTGCTGATAGTGGAACCAATAGTATTGGTTTAAGTTCAGAGTATTTTTACATCAAAGGAACTGATTATGAGATTGAAACGGTATCCATCGGAAATACAATAACGATTGGTTTACCTGATGACATACTTGTAGGTGGAGGCCTGACAGTCGCTGGCAACTTGACTGTCAATGGTAATCTTACATATCTGAGTTCTACAATCACTCAGATTGAAGATAAAAATATTGAGTTAGCCGTACCTGAAACTGGAAGTCCTTCAGATGCTGCGGCCGATGGTGGTGGAATCACTCTAAAGGGTGATAGTGACTATACCTTGTCTTGGAGTAGTTCAAGAGGTGAATGGGTAGTAAATCAAAGTTTTGGACCATCTTCCGATACATTAAATCTTGGTTCTAGTGGTAATAGATGGAATACATTATTTGCGACTAGAGGTGACATTGTAGATCTGAACGTAACGGGTGTAGCTACATTTGCATCGTTTAGTGTTCAGGGTGGTTTTCTTGATAATGTTACTGTTGGTCTTGGTACATCTGCAGCTGCCAGATTTACGGATGTTGGATTCACCACTGCTTCTGGTGGAGACACTACACTTAGAACTCTGGTTGTAACTGGTGTCTCTACGATTGCATCACTCTTTATAACCAGTAATACAGATCAAAATGGTGTTGCATATGCTGGAACCAGTGGTGTAGTGGGATTCTCATCTGCACCCACGGCAGGTATATCAACATCGACATATATACTTACATCACTGGGAGGAGTCCCAGTCTATACTGATACTATTGACTGTGGAACATACTGAAATTGATGCAAATGTTCTTTTAGAACTAACATTGAAAAAACTTGAGGCCGTGCAAAAAGAGAATTTGATATTGCAGGCCCAAATTATATCAATGAGACAAAAACTCAATCAGAAAGACGACTACTAAATAGCTGGAAGCTAGTTTTATATAAATGGCGAAACCTAGCACTAGACAAGAACTGATCGATTACTGTCTTAGACAGCTGGGTGAACCAGTTCTGGAAGTTAACGTTGATGAAGATCAGATTGAAGATCTTGTCGATGATGCAATTCAATACTTCCAAGAACGTCACATGGATGGTGTTGAGAGGATGTTCCTTAAACACCAAATTTCTCAATGGGAAATTGATGCTGCAAGAACAAAACAAGTAGGTTCTATTGGAATTCACTCTCAATCTTTCAATGGTGGAGCTTCTGGTATTGTAAGAGTTGGAACGGCAAATACTGTTGGAGTTGTAACAACACCAGGATCTATTGTTCTACCCAATCATGGACTCGCAACAGGAACCCAAATCTTCTACAGCCTTGGTGTTGGCGCAACATCGATTGGTATTCGATCAGACACAGTTTTGGCCGGTGTTGGTACGACTTCGTTTTTGGGAATTGGCACTGATAGTGTTGAATTGTATGCTATTGCAAGTGGTCGCAATGAAATACAGGTGGCTGCCTCTCTTGCTGATGCAAAGGCCGGAACTGCCATAAGTTTTACGTCGGTTGGTGTTGGATCAACACACTTTATTACAACAAAAACCGAATATACCGAAGCAAGAAATTATATAGAAATTCCAGATCATGTTATTGGAGTAAATGGTATTTTCAGATTTGATGATAATACTATTTCTCAGAATATGTTTAGTATTTCATATCAAATTTTCTTGAATGATGTTTATAACTTCAGTTCCGTTGAACTGTTGACATATTCTATGGTAAAAGAATATCTAGAAACTATTCAATTCTTAATTAGTCCAGACAAAAAAGTAAGATATAACAAGAGAGGAAATAGACTTTACATTGATATGGATTGGCAGTCTCAGACAGCCAATGACTATCTTGTGATTGATTGTTATAGGATCTTAGATCCAAGTAGTAATGCGGAAGTTTATAATGATAGTTTTCTTAAGAGGTATCTGACATCATTGATTAAACGTCAGTGGGGTCAAAACTTAATGAAGTTCCAAGGAGTTCAATTACCAGGTGGAATTACATTAAATGGAAGACAGTTGTATGAGGATGCTTTGAGAGAACTTGCAGAATTACAACAGAGGATGACATTTGATTATGAACTTCCACCCCTTGACATGATCGGCTAATGACACCACTAAATCCCTTTTTCCGACAAGAAGTTTCCAGTGAACAAAGGCTGGTGCAAGATTTGGTCAATGAACATCTGAGGATGTATGGCCAAGAAGTTTACTATCTTCCCAGAAAATATCATGGAACTGACTCTATTATGCGAGAAAATATTCTCGCAAGATTCAATGACGCATATCCAATTGAAGCCTACGTTGCAAATGTAGATGGATTTCAAGGATCTGGAGATCTGATGACTAAATTTGGCATCAGAGTTACTGATGAGGCCACTTTTATAATTTCCAAAGAACGATTTGAGGATTATATTACAGAATTAATTTCAAACATTGATTCTACGGAGGATCAAAGAAGAGCTGATCCAGATGACGGAGTTGCAATAAGACCAGTAGAGGGAGATCTTGTTTACTTTCCACTAACCGATAGTCTTTTTGAGATTAAATTTGTAGAGCATGAAAGTCCATTTTATCAACTTGGAAAACTCTATACTTATGAGTTAAGATGCGAACTCTTCGAGTATGAACAAGAAGTTATTGATACTGGAATAGGTCAAATCGATGATAATTTGTCCGATATTGGATATGTTGTAACACTGACTCTTGCAGGAACTGGAGTTACAGCCACAGCAAATGCAGGACTCCGAGATGGTGCTGTAAATGAACTTGTATTACTAAATGATGGATATGGATACACATCAACTCCAACTGTTGCCATTTCTTCATCGCCTAATGGAAATCCAAATTCACATGCAACTGCTGTAGCGATTACCACAATTGGTGCAGGATCAACAACATATTCAATTAAGTCACTTCAAATTACCAATACTGGATTTGGATATACTCAGGCCCCAACGGTAACGATTGTTGGTTCTGGTTCTGGTGCCAAAGCAAGAGCAAACATTGGAACTTCTGGTGTATTTTATGTCAGTGGTTTTACAGGTGGTTCGGAATATACAGATATTCCTAATATTGGTATTTCAACATCTCCAGTTGGATTAAGTACAGCAAACGCAGCGGCCACAGCAGTTGTCTCTGCTGCAGGAACCATAACTGGATTTAGAATTACTAACGCTGGTTTTGGATATACTGAGGCTCCAACAGTAACTATTGATACCCCATATAAGAGAAGAAGAGCAACAGGAACGGTAGGATTTACAACATTACCAGTTGGTTTGGGAACGGTAACTTCAATACGCATTTCTGATGCTGGATTTGGATATACAACTGCTCCAACAGTGACTATTTCCGATCCTTCTGGATTTAGTGCTGGTATTATTACTGCCCAACTTGCTAATGCTGGTGTTGGCAGCACGTTGAGTGCTCTGCTGGTTGGTATTGGAACTACAAATACAGGTAGAACTACTGGAAATGGATATGGAGTTGCTCCAGTTCTTACAATTTCAGATCCATCTGGATTCCGTGCTGGTGTTGTCACGGCTGGTGTAGGAATTGGAACTACAATAAATTCCATAAGTTTGGGATATTCTGGTGCATTCTATAGTAGTTCACCTGTGGTATCCATAACTGGACCAAGTACAACCCTTGGTATTGGAAGTACGGCAATAGCCACTTCTGCGATTGATACCAGTGGTAGATTGACGGCTATAACTCTTACATCTCCTGGATTTGGATACAGTACAACTGACACAATAACTGTAACACTGACTGGTGGTATTGGTACGGCAACTGGAATTGTAGGAATTGCAACCACTTCAGGAAAAATTATTTCAGCATCTCTTACTAATATTGGATTTGGATATACAACTGTTCCAACGGTGACTCTTGTTGGTGGTATTAGTACGGCCACAGCAACTGCATCCATTAGTGCAACTGGAAGTGTCACTGGAGTTACACTTACCAATGTTGGTGCTGGATACACAACACAACCAACAGTTTCGTTCTCAATTCCAAATACTCCAGTTAATACGGGTGATTATGTTTATAACGAAATTGTTACTGGACAAACAGGACTTGCAACCGCACTTGTTAAGGATTGGGACAAACCAACAAGAACTCTTAAAGTTTACAGTGTTGCTGGAGATCTTAGGGTTGGCGAAATACTTGCAGGTTCCGCAACAACTGTGTCCACAGCAAATACATCTCATATAACTGCAAATTATTTTGTGGAATCTGTATCCTATGAACATAATGTTTCTACAGGTGTTGATGCATATGAATCAAATACAGAATTCCAAGATGCAGCCACAGATGTAGATGGCATTGTTGACTGGACCGAGACCAATCCATTCGGTACATTCTAAATAGCTAGATAATCATAAAAGATCATGGTAGGCACATACTTTTATCATCAAATTCTGAGAAGAACCGTTATTGGTTTTGGTACTCTCTTCAACAACATCGAGATTCGTCAGAAGAACGATGCTGGTGAATATGAGAATAGAATGAAAGTGCCTATGGCCTATGGTCCTATTCAAAAGTTTCTGGCCAAAATTGAACAACAACCCAATTTGAGAGGAAGGCCTGCAATTACTCTTCCTCGACTGTCATTTGAGATGACAGGTATTTCTTATGATCCAACCAGAAAAGCCACTGTCACTCAAACATTTAAGAGTGTAAGTGGTGCAAATGCAGGGAACGTGAAAAAAGTTTATATGCCTGTTCCTTACAACATTGCTTTTCAGTTGAGTATTGCAACAAAAACAAATGATGATATGCTTCAAATCATTGAACAAATTCTTCCATACTTTCAACCATCACTTAATGTAACAATTAACTTGGTCGATAGTATTGGTGAGAAGAGAGATGTTCCAATCATTCTTGAGAACATTAATATGTCCGATGATTATGAGGGCAATTTTGATAATCGTCGTGCAATGATCACAACAATGACATTCACGGCCAAGACATATATGTTTGGTGCGATTGCAGACACGCCAGACGGTCTTATCAAGAAGGTACAGGTCGATTATTTCACTGATACTGACAGAGTTCGTGCGAGAAGAGAAGTACGTTATCGTGCAACTCCTCGCGCTATCAAGGACTATAATGATGACAATACTGGAAGATTGACCAAGGACTTCGCTGCTGAGCAAACCACTCTAACAGTGCAAAATGCGTCAGGATTTACAGTTGACGATTACATTGTTATTGGTTCTGAAAATATG